CTCTTCCGTTACGAGGATGAGGTTATTGATACTGGAGTTTCTGAGATTGATGATACTCTAATTGGTGATAATGCAGACGGAACATCTGAAGATGGTCTATCTACACTACTAGGATCTTCTCAGACATTAACTTTAGTTGGCACTGGAGCAACTGCAACTGCTGTAGTTGGATACACAACAGATGGTGCTATTAGACTTATTAACATCAGTAATAGAGGTGGTGGTTATCGTAATATTCCAACTATAGGTGTAAGTTCTGCTCCTGTAGGAGGAGTTACTGGTATTTTAACTGCCACAATGATTAGTGGAATTAATGTATGTAATTTAAATATAAGTGACAATTTAAAATCGGTTCAACAAATTGTAATTACAAATCCAGGTGTTGGTTATACTCTTGCCCCAACAGTTCAAGTAAGTGGTTCAGGAGGGTCTGGAGCAGCAGGAACGGCATTTATAGGTGATAATACCATAGGTATAGTTACTATCACTTCAGGGGGTTCTGGATACACTACAGCACCTACCATAACAGTATCTGCACCATCAGCAGGAGTAGGCACTACTGCTACCGTTGAAGCTGTTGTAAGTGCCTCTGGAACTATTAGTAATCTTCATATTGTTAATGCTGGTGCTGGTTATACCACTAATCCTACCATTTCAATTGGGGATCCTTCACTTGACAATAGTGGCAACTTCAAGTTTAATGAAATTGTTACAGGATCTATTACTGGTGTGAAGGGTAGAGTAAGAACTTGGAATGCAACTACAAATATTCTAGAGGTAGCAAACGTATCTGGAATGTTTAGTATTGGAGAGAATATAACTGGCAATAGTTCGGGTGCTATTCATGCATTAAGGGTTGTTAGTGAAGATCCTCCAGAGGATGGATTTGCTGATAATGTCAATATAGAATCTGCTGCAGATGATATACTAGACTTTAGTGAGCAGAACCCATTTGGAATTCCATAAATACAAGATACTAGGACTATAACAATGTTTGAATATTTTTATAACGAAATTTTGAGAAGAACCATTATTGGTTTTGGAACTCTGTTTAATAGTATTTCTGTTAAGCAAAGTGGTGGAGATACTGACGCTAGTATAATTAGGGTTCCCCTTGCATATGGACCTACTCAAAAGTTTTTAGCAAGATTAACACAATCACCAGATCTTAATAAAGCAACATCTTTATCTTTACCAAGGATGTCCTTTGAGTTTACTGGTTTGACATATGATCCTTCTAGAAAAGTAACTACCACTCAAAAAATTATAATTCAAAATCCAGATTCGGATACTCCAGATGAGAAGAAAGCATATATGCCAGTCCCTTATAATATGCAATTTGAACTTGCTATTATGTGTAAATTAAATGATGATGCATTACAAATAGTAGAACAGATATTACCATATTTTCAACCATCATATAACCTTACCGTAAACTTGGTTGGTTCTATAAAAGAGAAAAGAGATATCCCTATAGTTCTTGAAAATATTACTATGCAAGATGATTATGAGGGAGATTTTGAATCAAGAAGAGTTCTACTTTATACTCTAAGATTTACTGCTAAGACATACCTCTTTGGTCCTGTTTCAGATGCTTCCAAGGATATTATTACCAAGTCTACAGTCAACTATCTTACTGGCACGGATACATCCAACGCACAACGCAATCTTACATACTCTGTTGTTCCTAGAGCAATTCAGAACTATGATGGAACTGTTCTTACTAACTTGGCACAAGATATCACTGCTACTCAAACCACATTTGAAGTTGAAGATGGTTCTTCTATTACAGCATCCTCTGGATCAACAAGTGTTTATATTGATGTTGGTGGAGAGGAACTATATGTTAAGGCAGTCGATGGGAATAAGTTAACTGTTAAGAGGGGTCAAGATAAGACTACTAAAGTTCCTCATGTTAGAGGAACAGATATTAAGTCTATTACATCTACTGATAATGCATTAGTTGAGGAAGGAGATGACTTTGGATTTAGTGGAACCCTAACTGGAGATTAAAGTGAAAAACCATTTAGATGATGCCTTTAATATAACCCCAACTGAAGTTACAGTTGATGAAACTGATGTGGTAGTTGGTGTTGATAGAGAGAAACCAGATAGACTTGCCAAGGATGATATAACTAAAGACTATGAGTATACTCGTGGTAATCTTTATAGCATCATAGAAAAAGGTCAAGAGGCAATCAATGGTATTCTTGAACTTGCACAAGATAGTGAAATGCCTAGAGCATATGAAGTTGCTGGTCAGTTAATTAAAAGTGTTTCAGATGCAACTGATAAGTTAATGGATCTTCAGAAGAAACTTAAAGATGTTGAGGAAGAGACACAACAAAAAGGACCGAATACTGTTAATAATGCATTATTTGTTGGTTCTACAGCAGAACTAGCTAAGCTCCTAAAAAATGGAGCAAAGGAACAGAATAAATAAAAAGAGGAGAGAAATCCTGAAGTATTAAAATACTCATAAAATGCCGAAAGACGAATTGCCGTCGTTGGATGATTTTGTTGTAGATATAGAAGAAAAAGTAATATATGAAAAACCAAATTTACCTTCAGTAGAAGATAAAATAGTTGATGAGTCTTTACCAACTATTGAGGATTATATTGAGGAAGAAGAAGTAGTAGAAGATATTGAAACTACGGGTGGTATTTCTGTTCAGGAATATAGTCCTGATATGCAATTTAGAGATTATGAATTTATTGATATTATCAAAAGACCTGAGTGGAAAGAATTAGTTGGTCTTGTTAATGAAGTAAGAGATAATATTCCAGATATACCAGAAATAAAATATTATGATGATGATCTTGAAAAGATATCACAAACTATTGAAGAATTACGATCTGAAATACCAGTAGTTCCTGAAGTAAAATATTATGATGAAGATATAGATCAAGTTAAACAAACAATATCTGATTTACCAGAAGTAAAGTATTATGATCAAGAAGTAAGTAATTTAGAAGAAAGTTTTTCTGAATTAAAAGAATTTGTATCCAATATTCCAAGTTATGATGATGAATTAAATTCTCTAAGAGATAAGTTTAATTATGAGATTCAAGGAGTATCGGAAAGTATTGAAGTAAAGGATTTTAATAAAAAAGTTGATATTGATAATATAAAGACTGATTTAAAAGAAACTACCAAAAAAATATATGAAGAATTAAATAAATCTTCTAATCAAATACATGAGTATCGACTTCATCTAAAAGATGATGATAGAAAATTAAAGAAGCAGATACTAGGTCAATATAATACTTTAAAAGAAAATATTGAGAAAAAGGTTAAAGAATTTAATACTAAAAATATTGAATCGCAAAATGTTATTACAGGATCTCTTAAAGAGTATTTTGATGAACTTCAAGATAAAATTGATAATCTTCCTGAAGTAAAATATTATGATAAAGAGATTGAAAAATTAAACGATAAGTTTGAAATTGATATTCAAGAATTACGTGAGATAGTAGATGAATTAAAAGAAACTCAAAAACAAGATCTGCAAGAGAATCTTTTAGTAGAACCACCTGAGACTGATAATAAAGATCCTTTAACTCCATTGGATCAGAAGTTTGTAACTTATGAAAGGTTGCAAGAAAATTATCAATTATTCGTTAATAGAGTTCAACAGCAATTAGCATCATTTGGTGGTGGAGGAGAAACAAAACTCCAATACCTTGATGATATTGTAGGTATTGCCACTAATTTAAATGCATATAATGGTTATGTTTTAAAGGTAGATACTTCTCTTGATGCACCATATAAGTTTAAGTTTGCAGAAGAAAGTGGTGGTGGTAATACTGGATACGCAAATACAGCAGGTATATCAACATATGCAGTAACTGCAGGAATCGCAACATATGCAGAAACTGCTGGTATAGCAACTTATGCTACTAGTTCTGGCATAGCAACCTATGCTCCCACAGCAGGAATTGCTACAGATGCAACTAATGCAGGATATGCAAAGACAGCAGGTATATCAACTACTTCTCAAGGTCTTTCAGGAACTCCTAGTATTACTGTTCAGGATGTAATTGGTGTAGGTGCTACCTTCAGTGGTAACGTAACTATCGGGGGAACTCTTACATATGAAGATGTAACTAATATAGATGTTGTTGGTCTTATAACTGCACGTAG